CAAATATTAGCGTGGACGCTAACCGAATCGGCTACTGGACAGTAAGTTGTATATGAGTTCATTGTGCTGCTCCGTTATCAATTGATATGCTGCATGTTAACTATACTTAACAAGGATTGCAAGTCTTTAATTATCGGATAAATAATCGTCATGCCGAAGGTAAAATTCAGGCCAAAAAAAATCCCCATAAAGGAGATCGATTGATAATTGTGTAAACTTTACTTAGTTGGGGCCATTAGGCTCTGAGTCTTCTACAAATTTCCCAAATGTTAAATTGGTTTTTCTTGCGCCATATACATTAAGGTCGGTCACACTGATTGGCGCAAATACGGGGTCGCAAATAGCATAGGGATCAGTGTGAATAAGGAACCAGTCATAGACTAACTCGCGCATCCAGCTTTGAAACTTTGACCGCATATTGTTCAGGTTACATACTTTCATAAATTACTCAGCGATATAACTACCAATAACAACGCCAATAATCTCAGACCCATCTGTAAATCTTTCAATTTGATATTGTGGGTTGATCGGCTTTAAAAGCCTTTTACCGCCGTCAATTATATACTCTTTGAATGTCGCCTCATCAGAATCTTCAAGTTTAGCCATAACGCGAGAGCCACTGGTAAGCGGCGCGTCAGGGTCAATAAAGATAATTATACCTGCTGGGTAACTCTTATTATTTGGATATGGAGAGGTCATAGAATCCCCATTAACAGTGGTGGCGAAAGTGTTCTCACCACACTGAACTGGGCAATAAAGCCAATCCACTGTTTCCTTGTCTAACGTCATGTAATCTCCCTTGTAATAACTACTAACATCATTCCACCTAATTAATGGTATTCGAGAGTGAATAGGTGCAATAGAAACCTCACCCCCAAATGTTGCTCCGTGTAAAATATAATCTGGAGCGCAGTCTAGCGCCCTAGCTAAAGATGATAAGTGTTTATTTTTTGGCTCAACTTCTGCATTTTCCCAATATGTTATTGAGGTCGCAGAAACCCCAACTAATGTCCCTAAAGCTCTTTGAGTTAAATTCTTTTCCATTCTGCGAGATTTTATCCGCTGTCCAGAAGTAGTCATGCTTTCAAATCCTATCGTAATGTTTATTTATTCCGCTTAAAAAGCGTTAACTTATCTTAACTGCTATTGACTAAAGTTACGTTAACGTGCGAACATAACTCAACTTAACAAGGAGGCAGCAATGTTAAAAGAAAATTGTATTAACCATTTTGGCACTCAAGCCGCCTTGGCAAAGGCGTTGAATATATCCACTCCAGCCGTTTCGGTGTGGGGTCTAGTAATACCTGAGAAACAAGCCTTTCGCCTACAGCGGTTAACTGAGGGGGTCTTACTGTATGACGAGACTCATTACCAAACAACTCAAGCTGCTGAGTTAGCGGAGGCGATTTAATGTCAGACAAACTTAGTAATCCCGTCGTCACGCATCTTGACGATAAATTATTTCGGTTTTTAAAGTTAACGGCTGAACATACTGATACTGATATTTCTAAGGTCATTCGTTTATTCCTCACTGTTGCTTATGAAGCAAAGATGGATGAACTAAATGTATTCGATGAACTGTTAAGCAACAAGAGATAGAAGGGTTAGGTGGGATAGGAAAGATAGACAGTAATAAATTTAATGAATTTGGTGTGATATGAGTCTTTTAATTGCCGAACAGCCTTTGCAGATACTGCCTAAATTAGCCGTTAAGATCGGGTTAAACGAGGCTATTCTTGTGCAGCAGATTAACTACTGGTTGGTCAAATCTAAGCATACACATCATGGTCGGCAGTGGATTTATAACACACATGATTCATGGCTGGAGCAATTTCCTTTTTGGTCAAAGCCTACTCTAAAACGCGTTATTAACAGCCTAAAATCTCAAGGCGTTATCGACACTGGTAACTTTAATAAGCTCAAGATGGATAGGACGATCTGGTACACAATTAACTACAACCACCCCTCTTTAGTAAATACAACGCAAGCCATTGAAGATACACCAAAAGCCCTTGAGAGCCAGCAAAATCAACCATTAGATCATATTGACCCCAGCATAAGGTCAGATTGCACCCAACAAGAGATCAATGTGACCCTCTCTCATAAGCTCAATATGACCCCACCAATACCAGAGAATACAGAGACTACTACAGAGACTACTACAAACATAAAAGAAGCTATTGATTATGGCTTCCTAACTAAAGATGAATTTAACGAGTTAACAAAAATAAGAATTGAAAATCATAAAGCTAAAAAAGCAAAAGCCTCAGCAATGACTCAACGCATAGCCAACACCCTGATTAACCAAATCAGTTTAGCTATTGACCACGGCTTTACGGTTGACGATGTTTTAAACGAGTTCGCTACGCGAGGTTGGTTGGCTATTAAGTTTGAGTGGATGGCCCCGAAGGAAAACAATAAATCAAATCCTATTTCTTTAAGCGGCTTTAACCCTAAGCAATTAAAAAATCAGCAACTAACAAACACAATTTTAAATCCCCCAGAGTGGTAGTAATAAAATGATTTCAGGCGAACAGGTAAAGAAAACGAAAGTATTGGAAAACGCAGTGGCTAGCGGAATTTTAGCTGGCTCTCGACGGGTAAGCGAAAAGAACCGAGCGATAGCTATTGATAACGAATTAAAGCTTCTCAAGCATCATCGAGAGCTAGGGCATCAAACCCCAGCAGAGACAGAGCGCAGCTTAAAAACTGATCGCTTACTTAAAAAAGAACACCGCCGCTGGAATCTTGCTCGCGGATATTTCAGCAACGCAGAAGCATTGGTGCCGTTATGAGCAAAGACTACCTAGCTGGCCCCAAGCCTGTAAGCCCCTTCACAGACGCGAAGATGAATGCCTACCTAAGTGCTGGCAATACAGTACAAAGTTGCTCACACGGCGAATCTGGCGGTCACGCGCTGATATATAAAGAGATGATCAGAAAACAGGTTCAACAAGCGAATAAAAAAAGGAAAACAGCATGAGTCATCCAAACAGCAGTGCCGCCTACGCATCGAATGTGGATAACGCAGCAGCGCAGAGAATTAAAATGAAATCCTTTATTGAGCAAAATGTAGGGTTCACCAGTAATGAGTTAGGTCTTATGTCTGATGAATTTGACCGCTATCAATTTGCTAGGCGTTTATCTGAAATGCGAGACAAAGGCACTGTCTTCTCACCGTGTTCTCGCGCTTGCACAATTAGCGGCCTGACAGCAATGGCATGGGAAGTAACGGAATGAGTCTTGATCTTGAGCAGTGCGTCCTAGTTCAGCGGGCTATCAATAATGGCTGGAGCTACGAAATGGTCGCAAAGAAGTGGGGTGTCGAAAGGTTCCATGTGACGTTGATCGTTAAATGCGGGAGAAAGAAATTCCCATTAGATGAATACCTTCAAATTGATAACGCTGACTACCCTCGAAAAACACTCGATGAGCCAGTAGGCGCTTGGGACGTAAGGTTGAGTATGAAGCTAGCCAAACTGCCAATGTCTCAATGGGCCGCAGCACTATGAATGGCGAACATTGGACGATTAACAGTGACGCAAGCCTTGAGAATTACATCAAGCACATGCGCGAACTGTACGCAGATAAAAAATACATTCAGGTTAAGTGGTCAACTAATAAGGCGATCACCAACCCACAAAGGCGCTCTATTTACCTTTACTGCGATCTTCTTGCAAAAGAATTGAACGTTCGTGGGCTGGATATGGTGAAGACTTTGCATGATGTAGAGATACCCTGGTCAAAAGAAACGGTTAAAGAGCATGTGTGGGCCAAGGTTCAGAACGCTAAGTTTGAAAACCTATCGGTCAATGACTTAAAAACGGCTGACGTTAGCGCGATTTACGATGTGGTCAATCGCCACTTATCCGACAAGTTCGGTGTTTATGTTCCTTTTCCTAGCAACGGGCCAGCTTGATAAAAGAATCGGCTAGAGCCAAGGCCATGCAAATGTTAACCGATGGGGTTAGCTATGTTGAGATTGAGCGGGCGACAGGTATTAAAAACGTCACCTCAAGAAGCTGGAACATGAAGCGGCTAAAGGGCATTAAAAGCCTAACCTCCCTGAGAGTATCAGCTAGGCACGACAGCGGCGCACTTTATGAAATATCAGGCATTGAGGGCGGTTGGGCCGTTGGTATGGCTCTTGATTTGCTTCGATACAAGTTTACAGATTTTCCAAATTATTTTGAGTCTAAAGAATGAAGAAAGCAGAGGCGCTACACATGGGTGATGTGGCTAGTTTAGGTTGTGTGGCGTGTCGCAATGCAGCATACGGCGAAAGCCCCGCAGAGATACACCACATCAGAAACGGTCAAGGCATGAGCCAGCGGGCCAGTAATTACGAGGTGATCCCGTTATGCCCAGCACATCACAGAACAGGCGGCTACGGAATTGCTATTCACGCAGGCCAAGAAACATGGGAGGCGGCTTTCGGTACTGAGCGCAACCTACTGGAACAAACATTAGAAGACGTTAAATCACTAAGGGGTCAGATCATTGGGCGTTAGTAAAGCAGAAGAGACTTTAGCAATGCAGATACGGGCCGTGAAGCTGCCTGAACCTGTTCGAGAGCATAGATTCCACAAGACAAGGAAATGGCGCTTTGATTTCGCATATCCTGCTCAGATGTTGGCTATCGAAGTCGAGGGCGGTGTATGGTCAGGAGGTAGACATACTAGGGGTGCTGGCTTCACTAAGGACTGCGAAAAGTACAATGCTGCCCTCATGGATGGGTGGCGCGTTTATCGTTGTACGCCCGATATGATTAGGCAAGGAATTGTAGTGAACGATTTAGAAAATATGTTGGGGCTAAAATGACAGGTAGACCGCATTTTAATATTAATTGGGATCAAGTGGATAAGATGTGCGCGATGCAATGCACAGGCGAAGAGATTGCAGGGGTGTTAGGTTGCGATTACGACACTCTATCGAATGCAATTTGGCGTGAAAAAGAGCTAAGTTTTACGGAGTATTTCAAGCAAAAGGCCAGTGTTGGCAAAATGTCACTAAGACGCACCCAATACTCAACCGCAATGGATGGGAATCCGACAATGCTTGTATGGCTGGGTAAGAACTGGCTAGGGCAGACCGATAAGCGTGACTATGTTATTGATCACACCATTACCGCCTTTGAAGTGGTAGACGATGAGAGTTAGGGCCAGAGCTACAAAGCCACAATCCCAGCTAGTAAATAGCTCGTCTAGGTTCCCCGCAATGGTCGCAGGCTTTGGCGCTGGCAAAACCCATGCTTTAGTTTTACGCACTGTAAAGCTCATTTTTGGTGACGGCAAAGACATTGCTTATTACCTACCTAATTACCCATTGGTTCGCACTATTGCTTACCCACGTTTCACTGAGGTCTTAGATAACCTAGGCGTTAGTTATAAGTTAAACCGATCAGAACACACGATTGAAGTGAACGGCAAGACGATCATCTTTCGCACGATGGATAACCCTGATGCAATTGTGGGCTATGAGGTCGGTGATTCAATGGTAGACGAGCTAGATACACTGCCAACGGTCAAGGCTCGTAATGCTTGGAATAAGATAATCGCCCGTAACCGACAAAAGAAAGCATCTGGCATTAACACGGTAGCGGTGGGAACAACGCCAGAGGGGTTTAGGTTCGTTTATGAGAAGTGGGCAAAAGAACCGACTGACTCATATGAACTTATCAAAGCACCAACTTACTCCAACCCTCACTTGCCTGACGGTTACATTGAGGCATTGCGAGAGACTTACCCGACCAACTTACTAGAAGCGTATTTAGAAGGGGAGTTTGTAAACCTCACATCGGGCAGCGTTTACACCAGTTGGGACAGGCAATTATCTGGCTGTGACATTGAGGCCAAAGAGCATGAGCCTATTCATGTGGGTATGGATTTTAACGTTAACAATATGGCGCTAGCGATTCATGTGATGAGAAACAGCAAAGCCTACGCTGTAGACGAGATTGTGGGTGGTGCAGACACGCCAGCGGCTATTGGAAGCATAAGAGAGCGTTACCCTAATAACCCTGTCATTGTTTATCCCGATGCAAGTGGTGGCGCAACAAGCTCAACTAATGCCAGCATGAGCGATATTAAGATGCTAAAAAATGCAGGCTTTACAGTGAACGCGCCGAAAAGTAACGGCAGGATTAGAGATCGAGTAGCGGCAGTTAACAAGGCTTTATGCAATCCACAGGGGGAGCGTATCTATTACGTTAACGTGGATAAGTGCCCGAACATCGCGCTAGGTCTTGAACAGCAAGCATACGATAAAAACGGAGAGCCTGATAAAACGGGCGGCTTCGATCACTTAAACGACGGTGTTGGCTATTTTATAGTGCGCCAATTCCCCATTAAATTTAATAGAGTAATTTCTCAGCCCTCAAGGTGGACTTAATGAATATCACAGACACGCATAACGCTTACAATAAGAACGCCCCTAAATGGGAGTTTTTCTTGCGCTCATACCTAGGTGGCAATGACTATCGAGACGGCAATTACCTACTCAAGTACATATTAGAAGACAAAAATGAATATCAAAAGCGTATCGACTTAACGCCACTAGATAACCACTGTAAAAACGTGATCAATATTTACTCATCATTCATATGGCGACTACCTCCGACCCGTAATTTTGGCAACCTAACAGAAGATCAAGGGCTTCAATCATTCTTCAAGGATGCTGATATGGACGGGCGAAGCCTTAACTCGTTCATGTCAGAAGCTCAGATGTGGTCAAGCGTTTACGGTCATGTTTGGCTAATGATGGATAAGCCAGCCGTCACAGCTAACACAAGAGCCGACGAGCTAGCGCAAGAGGTTAGGCCGTATATGACAATGGTAACGCCTGAAAACGTCTTAGATTGGCGCTATGAGCGTTCAGCAAACGGGCGCTATGAGCTATCAATGCTTAAAGTTCGTGAATGGATAGAAGAGGAAGACGCTTTTTACCGTATTTGGGAGAAGGGCGTTATTAAAGCCTATGAGGTCAAGGGTGAAGAGGCTAAATTAGTTGAGACTATTCCCAACCCTTTGGGCAGAATACCAGCCGTTTGTTTATACGCCAATCGCTCACCTGTTCGCGGCATTGGAACCAGCGACATTACCGACGTAGCTTACATGCAAAAAGCGATCTATAACGAGCTATCCGAGATCGAGCAATTAATTCGTATAAGCAATCACCCTAGCCTTGTTAAATCGGTTGATACAGACGCAGGCGCAGGCGCAGGCAGTGTTATTGAGGTGTCAGATAACGACTCTATACAACCCTACCTTCTCCAGCCAAGCGGCGGCAACCTTGATGCAATAAGAGCCACCATTACCGACAAGGTTGAGTCGATTAATAGAATGGCCCACATGGGCGCAGTGAGAGCGTCGGACTCTCAAACCAAATCGGGCGTTGCATTACAAACCGAGTTCCAGCTACTTAATGCCAAGTTATCTGAAAAAGCCCACTTGCTTGAGTTGGCAGAGGAACAGTTATGGGACTTATTCGCCATGTGGCAGGGCGTTAGATCAGAAATAACCATTGATTACCCTAGCACGTTTGATTTGCGCGACTACGGCACAGAGCTTGAGTTCCTGCAACGCGCCAAGGCTTCTGGTGTTAGTAGCTCAACATTCAACAAAGGCGTTGATAAGGCCATTGCGGAGCTTGTGCTGGGTGATGAAGATTTAGCCAAGGCGACCACTGAAATTGATGCGGGCCGTAAACTTGGTGAATTTAACGAACCTGATCTAGCCTTGGTCGGTGCTGCATGAGTCAGGCCGCCATTGCTCACGCTAATAACCTAACGGATTTAGCGCAATCACATGGGCGGCTAATTGATGAGGCGTTAATGAGCCTTGAGATTGAGGTGGCTAAGTTGATCGATGGGCTACCCACTCAAGCGGGCGCATTGAATGACCTATCAGCCGCTATTGATATTCGCAGGGGTTTGCGTGAAGCAATTGAGGCCCAGTTACTTGTGCCATATAACGACATTGTTGATTCACTTGATGAGGTGGTGGCAGGCGTTGCTAGTCAGTATCAGGCCCAGTTAGTTGGTGGAATTATGCCCGCCAATCAAGGCTCTATTATTGCTGAGCTAAAGCGGTTGACGTTTTCAGGGTTTGAAGACATTGCTAGCGCCCACCTAGATACAATGGCAAGACACGTTTATCAATCAACCCTAGTGGGTGAGGCTTCAAGTGATCTAGTTCAGCGTATACGCCACTCAATTAACGGGGTTTATATACGGGCCAATTCTGATGAGATCAATGAACTGGTCGAGTTCGTGCGTGAGTTTAAGAACGACCCAGCCAAAGCGGAGGCGGTGGATAAGGCTATTAGCCGATTAAATTCAGAGTATGCCTCTGACAGAGCGGGAAACAACCTTAAACGCTATGTTGGCGGCTATGCCCATGATTCATTAATGCAGTTTAGCGCAAACATTAATTACTCTGTCGCTAAAGAGTTGGGCGCAGAGCGTTGGATTTACTTCGGTGCGCTGGTTGAGGACAGTCGAGAATTTTGCCAGAAATACAAAGATCAGGTTCTTACCACTAAGCAGATAAATGACATTTGGGCTAACGAGTCTTGGTCTGGTAAATCTCAGGGCAACCCTTTTACGGTTCGCGGCGGCTATCGCTGTCAGCACCACTTTAGAGCAACGTTTGATTAATTATGGATATTGACCTAGAAGACCCAGCGATTGCCTTTCAGTATTCGGAAGCGATCAACAATTACATTGAAATATTTGGTGAACACCCGCCCACAATTGAAGCGCCGATACATTGGGATAGTCAAGAATGGCTTGAACTTGTCGAAGATTGCGTGAGCGAAGGTATGCCAATGACGTTAGATTATCAACAACAGGGGAATAGTTATGAGTGAAGCAGCAGAAGTAATTGAAACAGTAATTGAACCAGAAAAAACATTAACTCAAGCCGAGGTCGATAAGATCGTTGCGGATCGTGTGGGCCGTGAGCGCCGAAAGTTTGAGAAGAAATACGAGGGCGTTGACGTTGACCAGTTCCAGCAATGGCAGGAGCAGCAAGCCAACGCAGAGGTAGAGCAGGCTAAAGCAAAGGGGGAGTTTGAAAAAGCGATCAAATTGCAGGCTGAAAAGAAAGATACCGAAATCAATAGGCTTAATCAGATAGTAACCAACAGCGAGGTTGATGGTGCTTTATTGAGAGCGGCTGAGTCAGGTCAGGCAATAGCACCAACGCAAGTTAGTGAATTGTTAAAGGGTAAAGTGAAACTTAATAGCGAAGGTCGTGCAGAGGTACTGGATAACGATGGAGGGACGCTCTACAGTGACAATGGTGAACCGTTAACCGTTAAGCAATTGGTTGATGATTTTCTTACGACAAACCCTCATTTTGTCAAAGCCTCCCAAGGTGGCGCAGGCAGTGTAGGGAATGTTGGTGGCATGACACAGAGGCCTATTTCTGTGGGTGATATGAACAGCACTCAATACGCTGAACATAGAAAAAATATTGGTCGCGGCAATAACACTGGCGGCTATATCAAACCCATATCGTAAGGCTTTTTCTGTTTTCAGTTGCCTTGCGTTTTTTAAATAACGTGAGGCAATTCAAATGGCAGCATCTACTACAGCAACTTTAGACGATCTTTTTGCGAATATTATTCACGAAGCGATCTTTACCGCTCAACAGCGTTCTTTAGCTCGTAACTTCGTTACAGTTCACGACATTTCAGGCACATCTGGTAAGACCGTTCAGGTTCCAGTTTATCCAGAAGTCGCCGCCTCTGCTTTGACAGAAGGTACAGACCTCTCTAGCACCTCAATCGCAACCTCTAGCCGAACCATTACCGTTTCAGAAGTTGGCGTACAAGCCGTATTAACCGACCTTGCTGCTCAGTCTGCATCTGGTGACGTTGCTGGCGACTTGGGCCGTGTATTGGGCGAAGCTGTGGCTAAGAAGATGGATCAAGACATCATCGGCTTGTTTGCTAACTTCTCGCAAGGCTTCGGCACTGCGGGCGTAGAGCTAACAGCGGCAGATTTCTTTAAAGCAGCAGCTAAGTTAAGCGCAAGCGGCGCAAACGGTCAAGCCTCTGCAATCATCCATCCTTATCAAGCCTACGCACTCAAAGCGAACATGACTAACACCTTTGCCAACCCTAATGGCGGTGACATTCAGAACGAAGCGATGCGCTCTGGTTACGTCGGTCAATTGGCTGGCATTAACATCTACGAATCTTCCAACATCACTGTTGATGGTTCAGACGATGCGATTGGCGCGGTATTTGTACCTTCTGCAATCGGCCTAGCCGTGAAGTGGGATGTGAAGATCGAGCCACAGCGCGACGCCTCAATCCGTGGTTGGGAGTTGAACGCAACTGCCGCTTATGGTGTTGGTGAATTGGTTGACCTTAACGGCGTTAAATTAACCGCCGACGCAGCGTTATAAGGGGCTGACCGATGCCTATGAGTGCTGACACTGATCTGTCAGCCATTTTACCTGACATTCTAACCCTTGGTATTCCTAGCTTTGCTAGTGAGCATTCAAAGGGTCGGAACGATATTGAGCGTAGATTACGCCGAGATTGGTGGCCCCAAAAGGTCTTGTCAGGTGAACTTAAAACCAACCTATTAACTGAGTCTCAGTTTACTAAGTGCGCGGCCTATTTGGTTTTGTGGAAATACGCATTACCGCAGCTTGCCACTTGGGATGAAAATGATCGCTTTTATAAGATGATTAGTTTCTACAAAAGCCGATACGAGGAAGAGTGGGACGAGGTTTTAAGGGATGGTGTGGAGTATGACGATGATGAAGATGATTCAGTCGATTTATCAGAAAAGCTACCCATCCACTTTGGCAGGCTGACACGCTAATGAATATCAGCACCTCAATCAACACGACTGCGGTTATGGCGGCAATTAAAAAGGCCCAACCATCACCAAGGCAGCTTGAACGCGCTCTGGGTAGAGTAGCACAAGGCCACATTAACGATATGTTAAAGCGTGTTGATCGAGGCGTTGGTCTTAGTGGTGGATTTAAACCCTATCATCCTGAATATGCAAAGTATCGAGCAGAGAAAGGCAGGAGCGTAAGCCCTGTGAATCTGCAATTTACTGGGCAAATGGTTGGAGATGTAACTTCTAAAAGCAGCCCCAAAAAGGCCGTTATTAGCTTTGGTACTGAAAAGGGTAGATTGAAAGCTGTGGCAACTAACAAGCAGCGCCCTTGGTTTGGTGTGAATGATAGTGAGCAAAAGCAAATTATCTCAAGGTTTAAGCGGGAGGTTTTCCGATGAGCGCAAGAGAAAGTATAGCGGCAAACATCATCACCGCATTAGACGCAATGAGCAGCCCAGCGTTAAAGAAAGTGACCAGAGAGCCTTTTGATTATGAGCGTTTATCTAATGCTCAATTTCCATCGGTGTGGGTTCAAAGCGCAGAAGAAACGAGGGGAGATATTACCCTTGGTGGATCGAGAGAGTCGATCATTAATTATCGCATTGTTGGTTTTGTAAAAGGAGCCGACATTGACACAGCACGAAACGCATTGATCGAAGGTATTGAAAATGCTTTAGATGTTGATCGCACTCGCGGCGGCTACGCTAAAGACACTCAAGTTTCAGGCGTTGACACTGACCAAGGGGCAATCGACCCCATTGGTGGAATCACGCTGACCGTTCAAGTTAGATACCAATATAAAAGAGGTTCTATCTAGTGAAAATGTACAGAGGCACATCTACTGTGATTGCCCACCCTTCTCAGATTGAAAATATGAAGTTTCGCGGCTGGTTGGACAAAAAACCAACTGCTGCAAAATCAAAGAAAGTAAACACAACGGAGGCCGATAATGGCAACGCAAAATAGTTCGCAGGGTTTGATCAAAGTCGGCACCGATACTTTAGGAGAGTTGAAGTCTTTCAGCTTTTCGGAGACTACAGGAACGATTGATACAACCAATCTAAACTCAACCGCTAAAACGTTTATCGCTGGCGTTTCGTCTTTTTCAGGTTCAGCAGAGGCTTTTTGGGATAATGACGACGCAGGCCAGCTTGCCTTATCTAACGGCGCAACTGTTGAAATCCACTTTTACCCAGAAGGTGAAGCAGCGGGCGACAAGTTTAGGTCAGGCACTTGCATCATATCAGAGCTTTCTACAAGCCTATCTACAGAAGGAACCGTTGAAGCCTCGTTTAGCTTTACGGGTTCTGGCGTATTAGCTTCGGCTACGGCGTAACCAGTTTGGCGGCTAGGTCTTAGGACTAAAAAGGCGTTTTCCCCGATGCGTCAGCCGCTAATTAATCGGGGGGTTTAAATTAATTGGGGAATTATTATGAGTGCAATATTAGAAACAGCAAAAACACATTTTCGTGATCGTATGTCAGGAGAGCTTCAATGCGTTGAAGTGCCTGAATGGGATGCCAAGATATATTTTAAGCCCTCCATGAATTTCAAAGATCAAGGCGAGGTTTTAAAACTCCACGGTGATAACAAGCCAGCAGAGGCGGTCATTATGACGCTAATCCTCAAGGCTATGGATAAGGACGGCGCGAAGCTGTTTAAACGCGCTCACGTTACCGAAATGATGCGAACCGTAGACCCAGAGGTTGTGAGTCGAATCGTTACCGAAATGAGTGACGATGATCAGCCAACGGTGGAGGATGCAGCAAAAAACTAAAACAGGATCATGACTTGAGGTTTGTCATGGTTTTGGCAAGCCACCTCCATAAGAGTGTGGAGGAAGTCATGGGCCTGCAAACTGATGAGATCATCCTATGGGCAGCTTTTTTGGAGTTAAAGAATAATGGCAAGTGAAAATCTAAACATAGTCATTAAAGCTGTTGATAAAACTAAGCGGTCTTTTCGGGCCGTTACTATGGGTCTTAATGCCATTAAAAAAGTCGCTTTCTCAATGCAAACTGCTCTTATTGCGGTTGGCGTTGCAGGGTTCGGCTTTCTTGTTAAGAAGTCATTAGACGCGACTGACGCACTAGGAAAGTTAGCCGACAAGATTGGCATAGGAACAGCCGAGTTAGGCGGTCTAAGGTATGCGGCAGAGTTGACAGGCGTAGCGACCAATACTTTAGATATGGGCTTACAACGCATGGTTAGGCGTGTATCTGAGGCGGCTAACGGTTCAGGGGCAGCTAAAGACGCTCTTATTGAGCTAGGACTTAGCGCAAAATCTCTAAACAACCTAGCCCCTGATCAGCAATTCAAGGCTATAGCTGATGCTATGGAGGGAGTGGCAGGCCAAGGCGAGAGAGTGAGACTTGCCATGAGCTTATTTGACACAGAGGGTGTCGCGCTTATTAACACTCTAAAGGGCGGCAGTGCTGCCATTATAGATATGGAGCAAAGAGCCGAGCGCATGGGTTTGCGTTTAAGTGGCGGCTTAGTCAAAGGCGTAGAAAAAGCTAATGATGCAATAACTCAGCTATCTAGCTTTATTAGTGGCTTATTTGCTCGATCTATTGCAGAACTAGCCCCCGCAATTGAGTCTATTACTAATTCACTTACCGCATGGTTTGAGATGAAAGTATCCAGTGCGGGCGGTGCAGGCGCAATTGCTAAAGATATGGCTGTTAGTATTGTGGTTGCTGCTAAGGCCATTATCTCTGCTTTTGGCTCCATTACAAATTCCATCATCACGCTAGGAAACACCGCGCAGAGTGTATCTACGTTTATTAATAACTGGTTTGGTGATGTAACCACCGAAAAAGCAAGAGCTGAAATCGCGGAGCTTGATGCAGATATTAATGCAATAACAAAGTCTTTATCAAATCCATCAAATAAAGGCGGCTACTCTAAAGAAATAATAGCGGATATGAGATTGCAGGCTAGTCTTCTCAAGGAGCAAAAGCAATTTACAATAGATTTAATAAATACAGGCAAAACCTACACAGCGCCAGAAATTATTGAGCCTGTCAGCATAAAAGGTGCCATTGAAGGTATTGATCAAGTCTTAATTAAACTAAGGCAAGTTAATGCCGTAGATGTAACCTCTAAACCTATGGCTACACCTATTGACTCCGTTATGGGTGATGCAGAAGGTAATTCTTTAATAGGGGCTAATGAAAAGGAATATCAATTAGCGTTTGATCATCAGAGAAAAATGGCAGATTTAAACGCTAGTTATCTAGGCAGGCAACAGGCAGATAGATCAGCGGCCTATGGAGTTGCTTTTGAGCAACAAAAGAGAGCAGGAGAGCTTTCAAGAATTTCACGATTTAAAGATATTAGTGATGTTAAAGAAGAGGGCAAGAAAGCGCTTTCAAATTTGAGCGGTCATTACAAGGCAGCCTTTGCTTTGAATAAAGCCTTTGCCATAAAGGATGCTTTAGTCAATACATACAAAGCTATTTCCACGGCCCTAGCCTCTGCACCCTACCCCTTCAATATTGCGCTTGCAGCAGCAGCAGCATTGCAGGGTTATGCTCAAGTTAAATCAATACGATCTACGCAATTCCGTGAGAAAGGCGGCCCCATTACTGCGGGTAGCCCGTACATGGTAGGAGAGCGCGGGCCAGAGCTTGTGGTGCCAAATGCGGCAGGAAGCGTTGTGCCTAATGACCAACTAGGCGGCGGCAATTACACGATTAACATTTCCGCTAATGATACCGCAGGATTTGACGAGCTACTGACAAAAAGGCGGGCCACTATTATGAACCTAATTAATCAGTCGCTAAATGAGCGCGGGAGGCCAGCACTCGCATGACCTATCCAACTACCCCAGCATTTAGCGCCATAAACTTGCAATCAGAAAGCCCAACTCTGTTCTCTGAAACAGTGAGCGGCAGACAGCAGAGCAGGAAGATAGGCGGGCAGAAGTGGTCTTTTTCAGCTAGTTATATGCAAATGGAGAGGGCTGAATTTAACCCCGTGTTTGCCTTTGTAGTTAGTCAAAGCGGCAGGCATGGCGTATTTACAGTAGTTCCTACAGGCATAAGCTCCACAAGCGGCACAGGGAGCGGCACAGTGACGACTTCATCTGCGAGTAAGGGCTTAGCATCTGTTTCTGTATCGGGCCTCACAGGGGTTTTAAAGGCTGGAGACTTAGTTAAGTTCTCAGGCCATACAAAAGTATACATGCTCACTGCTGATCGAGATGGTGATGGTGCTATGTTAATAACGCCGCCACTCATTCAGGCGGTAGGCGCAGAGACTGTTATTTATAACGATGTGCCGTTTACAGTTCGTCTATCCAACGACATTCAGAGCTATAAACTAGGCACTGGGATGCTTTTCCGTTACGAGGTTGATTTTGTGGAGGCGCTATCGTGAGCAGAGCCATACACGCTGACACCATTGCAGAGCTTAATAAGGATTCGTTTATTACTTCTCATTTAGTGAGCATAGGCTTTGAAACGCCTGTCTTTCTAACAGAGTGTCCCGTCGATATTGTTTATGGCGGCGATAACTATGAATCAAGCAGCGCACTAAAGGGTATTTCTAGCGTTACAGAAACGTCAGAGGTTCAAGTGGGTTCCGTATCCGTCACCCTTTCAGGAGTTAATCAGTCATACATTAGTATATTGTTAAGCCAACCCTACATAGATCGGCAACTAAAAATAAGCAGAGTGATTCTTGATGATGATTTTTCAATCATTGGCGAACCGATTCTTATTTATGACGGCAGGGTTCAGAGCTTCGCCATTAACGATACGGAAGATACAACATCTATCGTAGTGACTGCATCCTCGCACTGGGGTGACTTTGAGAAAAAATCAGGCCGCCGAACAAACCACAACAGTCAGCAGATTCATTTTTATGGTGATCTGGGATTTAAATACGCACCAAACTCAATTAAAGACCTAAAATGGGGTCGCGCGTAATGGGTTGGCTTAGTGATTTTATAAGTGATCCATTAGGGACGCTTGGCAAAGTAGGTCAGACCATCATCGACGTAACCGTTGACGGCATTAGCGACGTTGTATCGTGGCTAGTCAATATGCCTGATGTTGGGGAGTTAGAAGATAAGTACAAAGGCGTTTTAGCTAACTCTCAGTCAAATATAAAAAGCATTCCTTTGATCTACGGACAAAGAAAGGTCGGCGGCTCTTTGGTTTTTGTGGCAACCAGTGGAACAGATAACACCTATTTATATGTGGTTTTAGCCTTATGTGAGGGTGAAATACATAGTATTGGCGACATATACATCAATGACCTATTAAGCACTGATTCAAAGTTCTCAGGCTTATTAGATATAAATAAACACACAGGCGCTGATAATCAATCGGCTGACTCAATGTTAGTTGATGCCGATATAGGCTGGACGAGCGCCCACAAGTTAAGCGGCGTGGCTTACGTTGCGATTCGATTTAAGTGGAGTGACGCTTTCGGTGGCATCCCTACTATTCACGCCGTTGTTCAAGGCCGCAAAGTAGAGGACAGCAGAACAGGCTCAGAGGCCACTGTAGCCAAAAGCGCCAACCCTGCCTTATGTCTTCGAGATTATCTGGTTAATGCTAGGTACGGCAAAGGCTTGGATGATGCCTTTATTGATGATGACTTATTTAACGCCGCAGCCAATAAGTGTGACTCACTCGTTACATCATACTCAGGCAGTTCAAGCCAGAAAATATTTGAATGTAATGCCGTTATTGATACCAATAAAACGCTGATAAATAACGTCAAGTCGTTACTTTCTGGTATGCGTGGATTGATGCCGTATCAGCAGGGCCGTTACGGGTTAATCGTGGAAGATGAGGGGTCGCCCACCTTTAACTTTAATGAGTCGCACATCATCGACGGTATGACGATACGAAGCGAATCAAAGAAGACAAAGTTTAATCGGATAATAGCCACGTTCCCTAATCCAGCGGCTAATTGGCAGATGGATCAAATCGAATACCCAGCAGCAGGAAGTTCAGAAGAGGCGGGGTATTTAGCAGAAGACGGGGGCATAGAGCTTGTTAACCAGATGGACTTGCCTTGCACTACTAATATCTACACGGCTCAAGACATTGCCTCAATTGCGCTAAAAAGATCACGCAACGCTCTAACGGTATCCTTTAGCGCAACAAGCGAGGCATTGAATGCCGCTATTGGTGACGTTGTTAGCGTGACGCATTCAACGCCGTCATGGGATGCTAAAACCTTTCGCGTACAAAAGCTGACCTTAAATCCTGATGGAACTGTCAACGTTTCTCTAGTTGAGCATCAAGATAGTATCTACCCTTGGTCTAGTAAAACTCAGGCTAGTAATATACCTGATACCAACTTGCCTGATCCTTTTAGTGTTACCGCGCCCGCACCAACTGGTGTTAGTGAACAGTTATATACCACGGTCAACTCGAAAGGCACTCAATCAAGGGCTTACTTTTCTTGGTCGGCTTCTACCGATGCCTTTGTTGTTAGCTTTGAGGCTGAGTATAAAGCTAGTAATGATTCAGCTTATACCTTTATCGCAAACACAAGCGCCTTAGAGGCTCGTATTGATGATATTTCAGCGGGCAATTATGACTTTAGAGTTAGGTCAATCAACGCAATGGGCTCCAAGTCTGAATGGGCTTATTTATACAATAAAACAATCTCTGGTTTAACAGCCGTACCAAGTGACGTATCTAATTTCAGCATAAGGGCGCTCGATGGTCAGTGTCATTTGTCATGGTCAAGAATTACCGATCTTGATGTAATTAATGGCGGGTATGTCAGAGTCAGGCATAGCTCATTAACATCAAGCGCCACATGGGAAGATGGGCAAGATATTGGTGAAGCGATTGCAGGCAGCCAAACCTCCGCAGTTCTGCCGCTTCTAGCAGGCACCTACATGACTAAGGCAGTGGATGAAGGTGGGCGCTTTAGCACTAACGCTAAATTCTCAACCACCACTGTTCCTAATATCGTTGATTTCAATGCCGTTGTTACCGCCACAGAAAGCCCTGCATTTTCTGGTGCTAAGAACGATATGATCACCGCAGATAACATTCTAAAGCTAGATGGTGCGCCCCGCTTCTTATTAAACGATGCAGGCGATTTTCTAATTACCGAGAATGGCGAAAAGCTATCAAGAGAGATCAGCTCCATTGGCGTTATTGAAGATTCAGGCTCTTATTATTTTGCCAATTCTGTTGATCTTGGCGGCACCTATACCAGTAGATTAACGGCTAAGTTAAATTCCTCAGTTGCCGTTGTTTCTGACTTAATAGACTACCGAACCAATAATATTGACGATTGGCAAAACTTCGACGGTGCAAGTTCTGATGCAATCACCGCTGTTCTTCAACTCAGATCAACTCACGATAACCCATCATCAAGCCCTAGCTGGTCTGATTGGGCACCGTTCTTAGTAGGCGATTATCACGCTAGAGCCTACGAGTTTCGGGTCGTCGTAACCAATACTGATTCATCTTATAACATTAATATAACAGAGCTTGCCGTCACTGTTGATATGCCTGATCGAGTCGAGAAAAGTAACGATCTTTCAGTGTCTTCAAGTAGCTCATCTATATTATTTGGCAGCAGATTCAAGGCGATTCCTGTGGTTGGAATCACAATGCAAGACGCTAACTCAGGGGATTACTTTAGAGTAACCAGCAAGGCGAGAACAGGTTTTACAGTTCAATGTTTTAACTCATCAAATACAGGCATTGTCAGATCAATCAACTGGCAAGCAGTCGGTTACGGAAAGGAAGCAGCTTAATGGCCCAACATGATTACAGTATTGGCAACGGCACTGGCGCGGCGGTACGCACTGATTTGAATAATGCGCTTTCGGCTACAGCTAGCCAAAACAGCGGAAGCGTCGAGCCTGCGACTACTTTCTCATACCAACAGTGGGCAGACACCTCTAGCGGTCTGTTAAAGATTCGTAATGGCGCTAACAGTGCGTGGGTCATAGTGGGCGATTTATCCGCTGCTAACCTTGGTTTGGCAACGCTAGCCAGCCCGACACTAACAGGCAATCCGAAAGCCCCAACTCCCGCCAGTGGTGATAATACTACTCTAATTGCAACGACTGCATTTGTTAAGGTGGCAGCAGATGCGGCTGCCATTGACCAAACATACGTTTCAACTGCTGGGACTGCTGGGACTGCTGGGACGATTACAAGTCAAGGCGCTTTGGCTACACTCAATAGTGTGAGTCAGTCTCGGATAGATGCTAATTCGGTTGGACAGTCTGAATTAAAATATACTAGCGCATCCCAAAGCGCAGTTATATCAGGAAATGGTTATGTAGAGATAGCACTGACGGGTGGGGCAAATACAATGATGCACCTCGCTGGGGGGTCAACTAGAATATCGGTGCAAGCGCATGGGAACCAGTACGATTCAAAAATAGGGCTTTATAACAGTCTTGGTTTTAACGTTGCTGGGTATGTTTACTCGAATTATATTCAAGCATCCCCTCCATATAATTTGGGAGATGGAGATATACCACTATTTATATATGCCTTAGTCAATAAATCTAGCGGCATTATATTGGGCACATCTTCTGCGAAAGACCCGCACTGGGCATATCATGGGTCACATAATATAACACCTGACAGAATATCGGGAACGGGCAAGAAGTATAAAAACGTGCCTCAATTTGTATTTGATAACTTTGATATTAATTCAGCTATTAAAAGCGGCGATGACTTGTTAAGAAAAACAGCGCTTGATTATTTACATAATAAAAATATTAGCGAAATTGAGTTGACGGATGATTATAAAAATCAGGATATGAATCAGGCTGCTCACCCTTTTGTAGATGATGCTAGGCTTATATCTGGGGAGGCTGTTGTAGTATTAATTGACCCAGTATCCCCTATGGTTATTGACTTATATGAGTTACACAAACAAACAGAGCACTCAACTGAAATGAATGACCATATTCCTAGTTTATTACATGATGAATATATCAAGTTAGATAATTCTGCGCTTAAACGCTCCATGCCCGATGGTGTTATAGCTGTTGCTGCATCATGGAAAACGACAAAAGGTAAATAATTATGGAATATAACCATTCAATATACAGATTAACATCAGCCTAATTAACTTTTGTAAGAGGACAGCCGAATGGCAGACGTAAAGATTAGCGAATTAACGGCACTCACAACACCCGATGGTGCAGAAGAGTTGGTTGTTAATGATAGTGGCACGACCAAGAAAATAACGATTGATAACCTATTCAATCAAGATATAAGCGTAACAGGCGCTAACTTACTCCCTATCTCAGCAACCATCACAGACACAGCAGTTGACGTATTCGTATACGACACAAGCAAAGACAGTGACGGTGGCGCATGGCGTAAGCGTACACAATCAACCTCTTGGTACAACGAAACCTTGAACACAAGCACAAGGGGTTCACGTAAAGAGTTCCCAGCGGTTGCAGTGATTGTTGCAGAGAGTAATCAGGTTACTATCTATGATGGTGATGATCCTGCTATGCCGATGTGGATGGTGTTTAGCAGTGCAACAAATAATATCTTCTACTCTGGTAGAACACCCAGCGGCATAAGGGTTGTTAATGGCTTACTGTTCTGTGGAACAACAGACGGTTATTTTAGTGTTAATTTCCCTTCGGAAGAGTCTCGTATTGTAGGTTCGTCTTACCGTTACACGTACAAAGGCAGTTTAAGTCAAAGAAACTCCGCAGTGGGTTTACTCCCATCTAGCAGTATAGGCTATATTGTAAACAGCACCACCAACGACATAGCAATGACTGTCCTCGCCAACGCACCCATAGACTCTGCAACAGGCTTACCCATTCCAACGATTGCAGTTGCAACGGATGGTGGCGTGAGTGTGATTAAGGATGATGGTAGTGTTGTTGATATTACCCTTACTGGTGCTAGTTATGATTATACACACAACGTTAAATTCTCAGGGAATGATGTTGTGTTTTCTAATGCAAACAGTTACAAGAATTACCCTTATGTACGAGTAGTGCCTATACCTAGTGCAGACGTATCTTATAGTATGACAGGGTCTGGTGTTACTGAACCTTTATACTATGTAGGCACTGAGGCTGGTTGGGTAGATAGTCTGACGTTAGTTGGTGTTGATTACAATTCTTCAATAAAAGGGATAGAAGCTGAGGGAGATTTCAGGGCAATTGGTGCTAATGGTGGTCTTAACTTAATTAAGGAAGACAGAACAACCCCAACGTCAGGCTCAGTAGCCTACATCACCTCAGACTACAACACAGGCTATATGGTCGGTGACATCAAGCTAGCTGCACTGTCGGATACTGATGATACTGATGTGGTGGGTACTGAGTTGGTGACTTCATTCGATGATACCGCATATCCTTATGAAACATTTGCCTCTACTGGCGGCACAATATCTTCTGCGATAAATACAACATCCTATGGTATAGCCGTTGCAAACATCAGTTTTGTAGCGGGGAAGAACTATGTTGTTTCAGGTTCGGTTACTATGAATAGTGGTGCTAGCCCTTATTTAATGTATGGGTCTAACGCCTCAATAGGCGACCACACTCTTGGAAATTCTAGTGGTGCGTTTAGCTACACGTTCATCCCCCAAAGTGGGGACGCTTATATAGGGTTTAGAACAGGACTTAATAATAACTTCTCAGCAACATTATCAGTACGCCTAGCCGACTCAGACCGCTCAGTTAACGCTAACGGTCTCCAAGTATTCGGCACAGTCACTAAGAGTGCTGTAGCAACGGGTGCTGATCTTGTGGCGTACAGTGGGTTTAGTACAAGTAACTACCTTGAGCAGCCTTATAACTCTGACTTGGGATATGGAACAGGCGACTTTTGTTACACACTTTGGATTAAAAAGGATGGAGCTGCGTTTGGATATATCTTTGATAGGGCCAATGGCGATGGAACACAGCGAGTAACCTCTTATTTTAACAATGGCGATACTATTAGTAGTTATACCTATGATGGCGCAGTAAATGATGTAGCTATACCCAACGGTTCGTGGTTTCAACTTGTGCAACTTAGAAGCAATGGGACTATGAAGATTTATATCAACGGAGAATTTAAAGGTTCTGTTGCTACTGCTACTAATTTGTCGGGAGACACCAATGTACAGTTAAAAATAGGTCTTAGATTTAGCAATGTTGACGCTCTTACTGATGGTTCTATTAGCTTATTTCGTTCCTCAGCAACAGCCCCAACAGCAGCCCAGATCAAGACGATCTACGAAGCAGAGAAGCCTTTGTTCCAAGAGAACGCCCAAGCAACTCTATACGGCACATCGGATGCTGTCACAGCCTTAGCACATGACTCTGATACTAACTTACTACACGTAGGCACATCATCAGGTCGCTCAGTGTTCCAAGGATTACGCAGAGTAGATAACACAACAACCGCAGTTGGTGCAGCTATTTCAGCAGCCAATGGCTTAGTGGTAGAGGATTAATTATGACAGTTAACGTAACAAAGCCATCCCTCAATATTCGTGAGAAGCTGGCAGAGCTAGACAAGCCTAGTGGCATTGCTGGTGAAGCCATGCTTCGGGCAGACAGTGTGCAGGAGCAGCGGAATCTGATTGGTGCTGGCAGGAAGAACCTTATTATTAATGGTGGGTTTGATGTATGGCAGAGAGGGACTAGCTTTGCCTCTAGCACGTCTGATAAGTATACGGCTGACAGGTGGTTAAATACCCCAGCAGGCGGCATAGCTAATGCTGTTGATAGAGTATTCGATACCTTTTTGCAGCACTACAAGGCCAAGGTAACTCTGGCGGCAGCAGGAACTGCTCAGTTTAGAACACGGATTGAGGGTTTTAAGCAATTCCATAATCAGTCATTAACGCTTAGTCATTACTTAGATGCTGCTACAGCTTCAGCAGTGAGGGTTCGTATTCTTATTAGACACACAGGCGGTAACATAACCATCCTTGATGAAAATGTCAGTGTGACCACATTAATGGCTAAATACACGCACTCTATCTCTGCGACTGATATGTCCTCATATACAGAAGATTCAAGCTCTAGTCTTGAGGTAGTTTATGACTATACAACAACAGGCTCTACCTACATAGAGTTCTCACAAGTACAACTAGAACTAGGCTCAGTAGCCACAGACTTCGAGCATCGGAGTTACGGGGAAATTCTAGCGGATTGCCAACGCTTTTATGAGGTTCTTTCCTCTACTACTGCTGATGGTAGTGGTAATAGATATAACGGTGTCGCTTGGGATTCCTCCAACCTAAACATTTTTATACCCTTTAAAGTAACAAAAAGGTCAAGCCCTACTATAAATATCTCAGATAATGGGAA